ATTCTGACTATACTCAGGAAATAAACCACTATTATTATTAATGTAATCTATAAACCTCTGCGTATAATATTCTGCGGTATTTCTAGCCTTTTGGACTAGAAAATCTACTTCTGTTTTACTTACTGTTTCAGCATTCTCGCTTGTATGCTTATAAATTCCTCCTGACTTAATTGAATAAGCAGCATAAGGAATATACTCTGCTTGTGCGTACCATATTAGCATAGGTTGTACATAATCATTTACTAATGTTAAGTAATTTCCTGACAATCCACTTACTGAAGCAATATCTGTGCTTATCTTATCGTATAACGCTGTACCTAGATAATTTTTGATTTCTATTTGCTGAGCTACCTTAACAAATTGAATAAATTTATCAGTATCTACATTTCCATCAATGATAGAGTTTTTTATTAAATCCGTTCTCGTTATAAATAATACTGTTGCCATAATCTTTTATCTATTACTATAAGTGAAACCCATCTTTTTCCAATATGCAGCAGTATAGCCTTCATATTTCATATTTCTTGGTGCTATACTTACCTTTTTATCATTCTTTTGAGGTCTAAATCCTTCGCTTATTGCTTTAGTTGTGCTTATTGTTTCAGCATCTCTAAAAGAATCCCCATCTTTTTTAGCATAAATTTTTCTAGTCCAGCGATGATTGCACCTCGCTCCGCCTTTATAAAGCCAGATAGAATAAGTAGCAGCTCCGCCTTTTCCAAATCCTGCATTAACAGGAATATTACTCATAGCAATAATATCTTCTTTGCGATATACTTTTTTAGCTCTCATCATTTCTCTACAAAATTCTCTGGTATTATCTAATGTTTTAGGAGATTTAGTGTACATATATCTTACTAAATAAGTAATATTTTCTTTCTTTTTGCTTTTACCATCTTGTTCGCTTTTTCTTGTCTTATTTGCCCTCCCTGTAGAAGCTAATTTTACTTCGTTATTTAGTTCATTAATTTTTTCATTTAACTCATCATCTAAATCATAATCTACCTCGTGTTCATCAATTAAATCATATTCCTTTAATAAATCTTCTTCGTTTTCTCCTAACTCTAAAAACTTGTCAAGTTCTGTAGCCTCTTTATGATCCTTGCAAGGCATATACCAAGTCATTCCATTTTCTTTATGTTCGTGATAACCTTCACAATCTAACTCTTTAGCTTTTTCAATAGCTTCTTCTTTGGTTTTATAAACATCTTGACCATCTATCTTCTTTAATTTAACTCCTGTTTCTTCTTCTCGTGTTTCTTGGTCAGTTACATTAGATAAGTCAGTAAATTCAAGCGGCTGAAGCGTTTTAAAGTATAAATGAAGCGATATATCGTTATAAGCTAGTACTTGATCAAAGGCATTGATTAAAAGTGTCTGAAAAGGTCTAATAACCATGTTATCCATCAATATAGAGGCAGTTTTTAACTCATCTGCGTTACTACCAAAGCCAGTATTGTCTTTTACCCCTAATAACATAGGAGATACAACCCTGTGAGCTACCATAATCTTCTTAGAACTCTCATCAGACAGAAATTGGTACTGATTATGAGCATCACTTAACTGAATAGGGTCAATTGTTGCTGCTGTAGCTGGGTCATCATTAAAAGCAAGTATAAACTTCCCAGCATTGCTGCTCCCCGAAAACTTTTCATATATCTTATTTTCTATAATCTCCCTTTGTTCAGGATCAGGCGTTCCGTTATTCATGTTAATTAACATGCTTGGAGCAAGACCATTCATTATATTATTTAAATGATAGTTAGATATTTCTTGTTCTAACTCACAATATTGCGTACCACCCTCGTAATCTGGCGGACTATAATACTTGTATCCTGCTCTATAAGGCTTAATATACATTATTTCTAAGCCCTCCTTAGACATACCAAAAGCAGGAATACGCTTTAGTTCACTACTTTTTTTATACTTAGACCAATCATTAAAATAAAAGTAAGCAGGTACTTCTCCTTTTTCGTTACATTTTTCAGCTCTTAATGTTTCAACAGGAATATGCTCAACTTTTACAATTCTTGATCTGTCTTTTGAATAAATTACTTGCATTGCACATTGACCCATTAATTTTAAGTCAGAACATAGCCTTCTTACAACTTCATCTCTAAATAATGAAACCATCATTGCATATTGGTCTGGTCGTCTATTAGAATCAGTAGCATCTAAGCCTTTTCCAAATATCATCTCTGAGATTCCGTTTATAATAGCCATATTGGTCGGACTTCCGTTATAGCGGTCTATTAAATATTGGAAATAGTCATTATTTTTTCCAAATGCTATCCACTCTTTACCCATTACCTCTTTTACTACAGGAGAAGTATAAGTACTTAAATTAACAATACTTAATTCAGTTTTATTTTTCATATTATAATATAATCGTTATCGTAACTATCTTCTGTAGTGTATTCTCCACTATTCATAGTGTAATAATCGTTATTTGCTTGATCTACAGTTTGATTAGTACAAAATATTTTATCTTTATAAATTATATTTGCACCTTCTTTAACTGTCATATCATAAAATCTACCTTCAACTAAAACAGGGCTTAAAGCTTTTGCAATTACTAAATAATTTTTGTCTGTTGAAGTGCTTATGCTACTATAGGTTGTGGAGGTATTAGTTGAATCGTCTCTTAAAATCATACTAACACTAGAGGCATAACTTCTTGGAATTATCTTCATTGTTTGACTAGAAGCTGTTGTCGTTAAATGTATCATACTAATATAACGAATAAACTTTATATTTTGCGTATAAAAAAAGGAGGTATTAAAACCTCCCCTTAAACTAAATTATGAAAACACTATAACAAAGATATAAAAAAAAGGGATACGATTAACATACCCCTTGATTTTTTTAAAACAAGTTAGAATCCTATTAGTTAGGTGTTATTTGAGAACCTTGACTAGCTCCTGTTACAACTGTTGAAATTGTAAAGTCTGGTGCAGCCATTTCTTGTGCTGTAAATGTCAATGAGTAACCATTTAGGTCTCCCATTGCTGCTCCATTAGAAAAATTACCTGTTGTTAACTCACATCCATTGACCTTACCCATTAAATAATAAGAGCTTCCTGCTGGACCACTATAAGCCTCAACCCAAATATGAGGTCTTGAAATAGCAAGAAGTCTTATTTCTTCTTGAGTATGTCTATCTTGGAATGTAAAGTTTAAAGTTAATGTACTTTCGTAAAATGTAGTACCATTTTCACGAGAGCTTGTAACACTAGTTTCCATTGTAGAATTGCCTTTTAAATCAAATTGATATAAAGTAGGCGAACCTGCTATTGCAGAAATTTCAAAATCAGCAATAGTAATAGCTCCTAAAGTGCCAAAATCAGCAAAATAAACTGACTTCAAGCCACCTACTCCTGATTTACAGGGTACTTTTCTACCTTTTGTTAATACACACGCCATAAGTATTTGATTTTCAATTAGTTAGCGTTTCAGCTAACAATTATTTATTATAAAAAGGGTAGGGTTAACTACCCCTTTAATTATTATGAATAGTAAACTAAATCAGCTCCTACTCCGATTTGACAACCTGCTGTCCAACGCATGATAACTCTTACATTGCGACTTCCGTCTTTATCAGCCATATCAATAAATCTTACTTCATTTCTGTCGTCAGCTAAGCCAGTTCCCCAGAATAAATTAGATTTAGGAGTTAACATCATTTTGTTGTTACCCATTCCGTTAGCTACGAAAACTGGAATACCTTCAAATGTTAATTGATTTCCATTAGAATACCAAGATGTTCCCTTATTATCAATACCAGCAGCACCTAGACCACTTGTTCCAAATCCACCTAAAGCTCTAATATAAGCTCTAGCTACATTTGTTGATACATAAAGAGTAAGATCAGCAGTTCCTAAAGCAGCTTTACTTGCAGCATCTACTACAGCACCCATTTGTGCAATTACATTTGCAGAAGTTATTGCTGAAGCAGTTACATCTACTACATCTCCATCTGCAAGAGCAAGAGCTTGAAAACCATCATAGTCATCAGCTCCTGAAGCACCAGCCCAAATAGAAGTCTCTGTAGCGTTTGCTACTTCGGCAGCTACTCTTGAAATTACATACTCCTCAAAAGAGTTTGGTATTTCAGCGTAAGCAGAGAATCCCATCTCTACAGCTTGCCATTCCTGAACTAAATCTTGCTTGCAAAGTTCTGCATTTACTTGTAGTTCTTTTGTTGTTAATACTTTTTCTGTTAAAGTTAAAGCACCAGTAGCTGTAAAATCACAACTAGCTCCCTTAACTACATTTGCCCAAGCACCTACCTGTAATACAGATTTATACCTGACATTAGGCATAATTGTTATCGCACCAGCATCTAAAGTTGATGCACTTAACAATGCTGCCCCTAAAATTTTACCTGAAAACTCACCAGCGTAAGTTCCTGCGGTATAAGTTGGATTTGCCATTTTTTAATTGTTTTTAATTATTATACATTTTGCTTAATACTCTATCTAAAGAATTTTGCTGTCTATTTTGAGCATACTTTAGATTAAAGCTCTTTTTTACTTCTGGATTATGAGTAATTGCTTCAGCAGCAGGTGTTTCTGATAATTGCTGCTTAACTTCTTTCTCAAGTTTTTCAAAATCTTCTTTTTCTCCCATCTTGCTTTTAATATCAGCGATAGCATCTTCAAGATTTTTAATTCTTTTTTCCATGCCTGCCCAGTCATCAACTGCTGCTTCTTTTCCGTCATCTACTGATTCATACTCTTTTTCTTCTGCCATTTCATCTTCTTTTTGAGGTACATCATCAGAAACAACTCTGTAATCTGCAATAAGTCCTTCTTCTTCTACTACTAGAAGTTTGCCATCCTCCATTACATATTCTCCAACAGGCATTGCTACTTTCTCATCATCTGTTACGATAAAGATTTCATC